TGACTACTATGTTACTTTGCCATGTGTGTCGACAGGTCGGTGACTTGCCCCACCATCCACCGCCACGGGTGAACACGTCATACCCCAACCGGCGGGAGATGCTCTCGATTTCGGCACGGGTGTAGAGCCGATCGAGGTCAAGTAGTTTAATACAGAATGGCCGGGATGGATGCTCGGGAGAATTGCGCTCACCGGATGGCACGATCTTCTTCCATTCGTAGGAATAACGAATGTCGAACTCTACCGTAGTGGCTTTTTTCTGTGCTGCTTTGGCCTTCTTTTTCTCCGCCTCGTTATCGCCTCCCATTTCTTTAATGAGATCACGAACGGAGCCGGTAACCTTGTAGCCTACCTTGTCAGCATCCAGTTCAATAATGCCGAGGTCTTGTAGAACCCCCAACCGCTCCACTACATCGATGGGTTTCAGTCGAAGTGCCTTCGCGATGTCTGCCGGAGGTGTCAGCGGTTGTGCTTTTAGAATTTCAAGGATTTGAATATCCCGGAAGTCGTAGAACGAATCAAACGCTGAAAAATTAACCGCCTTTGATTGGTGAACGGTGAACTTGTCGCGCTTCTCACCGTACTCAGCGAACACCTCCATCTCCTTGTCCACGTCAACGGCCTGCTCGTTGAATTGTGCCGGCTGGTTGTCGATGGCCAGCATCACGGCAATGTCTGCCTCAGTCAGTCCCAGGGATGTGCGCAGTAGCGTGGTGGCGATGTCACGGGTGATTTGCCCTTTCTGGAATTGACGAATGATGCGCAGCAGTTGCTGGTGCTGTCTGCCGGTGAGATTCTTTACGTTCTCATTCACAAGGGCCTCGGTGGTCTGCCCCTGCTCTGTGCCGGGTGCTGCATCCACCGTTGCATCGGCCTCGGTTGGCAGTCCTAATTTTTCGCGGATTTCGTCGCGTGTCATTACGCTGGCAATGGTTGCCTCGCTGAACTCATAACCGATCGGTTCCACCGGTGTAATCTTCAGCGGATCACCACCTCCAAAGAATGTGAGCAGGTAGTTGAACACGGATTCAACCCCGATCTGCCGATCGTTCACATAGGTGTTCTTGAAAATTTCGTAGGCATCCCGTAATTCAGTCCGGGTGCCTAACTTGCCCGGCTCTGCGATGCCAAACAATGATGGGGATGTAATTTGATGTCCTGCATAGATATTTTGCTGGATCATGGCATCCACCCTGCTAAAGTCCTCTTTCGTCAGGTCGGATGCGCCGAGGTCATCCACGATGGGCTTCCGCTCCGCATTCTGCACGAAAGAAAGCATGAACTTCTTACCATCCGCACCGGAGAACGTGTTCTCAAACATCCGGGTGACTTTCCGCTTTTCCTCATCGCCCGGTTCACCGTTGGGTAGCGTGATTAACTTCGATGCACTGAATCCCGTTTTCGCATTGCCCAAAGTGTGTTGGCTTACCTCAATATCGGCCTCGATGTAGTTAAGGCTGGGGAAATATTTCGGCAGTGGATAGGTCTCCTGTCCGGGCCGGTAGTCTTTCACAAAAAGTATCTGCCGACCTGCCGGATGGTTCGGATTGAACGCAGGAAGAATGGTTGGTTCATCGCGATGGTTGCGCCAGTCCTTCTTATAATAAAATTCGGTGCAATCTTTCGATGCCCGCAGTTTCATGTAGTCTATGTGGCGCATCTCTGCGATGCCCTTCCCGTTTATGGACCAGATGATTTCAAGGTAGTAACCTCCAAAAATTTCAATATCCAGCGTAATCTTCCGCAGGATGTCATTCAGTTTCTCGGATGGGTTCGGCTTGTTCAGCATCCGCTCGTTTCCGCCCGTGAATCCGTTACCGCTCACATACCCCGCCTTCCCGGAAACGATGGCTCCGTGCTTAGAGGACTTGTTGAACAACTCCAGCAGGTAATCCGGATAGTCGTTGCGCTCCCCAAATTCTATGTAACCTCTGCCCTTGCGTTCTGTATACTTCGGTTGGCGGGCTTCCGCGAACTGAAGAATGAAAAAATTTTCACTGATAGATGAACTCATTGTTCTTGTTTCTTGTGGTGTATGTTATGCCTGCCTCGTGGAAGATAGCGATACCGCTCTCCAGGAGGTTCTTGTTTGCGATGTCTGTGCTTGTTCCGGTCGTTTCGTAAATCTCATATTGATACTGCCCTGTTTTCGGTAGTAGCGATGATTGAACGGTAAAAAGGTTATACCGCTGTTTGTACTGGCTGGTATCGTCTGCAAAAAGTTTCAGAAACTTTGTTTCTACGTTTGTGGTTCGATGAATAAACCGGAAAATATAGTTAGGAGCCGGGAGCAATTGCTTCTCGGTCAAGGTCATTAACAGCGTATTATTGCCTGAATAGATGTTCAGCATAAAAGTAAATAGCGCATATTGGTAAAGTTACCGAAAATAAAAACACCCCGTAGAAACGAGGTGTTAACCGATATACAACGAAAATGAGAAAGTAATAAAATGAGCCGGCCGGGTGCGCAGATCGCGGGATGCGTGCCGGCTTCTAAATGTTATGCGGTCAGTGTGGCGATTACAGATGCCTGTACTTCTGGTGCCAGCTCGCGCTCTGCTCCGCTGAAGGTAAGGCTGTAACCATTCCGGTCGGTTGATGCCGTTCCGGTACCTGCTGATCCACTAAGCAAATCAAGTCCGGAGTAACGACCGGCTAACCAGTAGCGACCGTTTTTGTCCTTCACCACCGCCATCATGTTGTTGCGTGCCAGCAGCAGAATTTCATTCCGCATATTGACCTGTAACTTATTGATGATTACAACCAGCTGCTGGTCATAGTTGATGGTGCCGTTCTCGATGTTACCCTGAATGTTTTCGGTAAAAGATGCGGTATTCTTTACCAGCTGATACTTGTAAAACACCTTACCGCTCGCCTTCGTGATGGCAGTTACCACCCCGCTTGCTTCGGTCACAGCCGTTACATCATTATAGCCGATGAACCACACCGCTTCTAAGCCGCCCTGATTGTCTTTGCAATCAAATGAATAACCTTGTGTTAGTGCGCAACTCATATGCGTGATTAGATTAAGCCGGAGAGGTTAGTACCCCTCCGGCAGTTAAAAATTGTTAGACAGTGAACTTCACAACTTCGCCGGGGAACGCTACGTTCACACCTGCTTTGAACTCGGCGATGAACCGTACCTGATCGGCTTCGCGAGCGTAGAAGATGTCAAAGCGCTCCTGCTCGTCCAGCAGGTCGGTGCCGAAGAAGATGTTAGACAACCTCATGGCGTACACCTTGCTGGTGCCGTTCAGTCCCGGTGTAGCGATTACGCGGATGGTAGTCCCGGGGAGTGTGAACTCACCGTTTGCCTTGCCATCGTAGTTGTAGTGGAACAGATTCGCGTTCTTCAGCGCGATGGTGTATGTGCGGAACACATCCATGCCACACATGATAACCACATCATCCTTGTCAACAACCGCAGCAGGAATGGCAGCGTAAACCGCATCCATAACCGCGATCACGTTTGAGGCAGTGATAGAGGTGGCAACGGTACCGATGAATGGGGATGCGTTGGCCTGTACTGCTCCGGCGTTCACCTGCTTGATCAGTCCATCGAAATGAAGGAGCTGAGTGTCTACACTTGTGGTGTCACCCTGCCATACTGCTTTCTCCAGAGCATCAGCAATCTTCTGAGCTTTGCGCTGGCTGTACTGCTCTGCAAATATGATGCTGTCGTAACGGGAACCGCGTGGCAGTGCTTCCTGAAGGTACTTCGCTTCGAGGTCTTTAGGGCAAAGGCTTTCGTTCACCTTAATTTTTCCCACGGTCACGGTACGCTGAGTGAAAGTTGTGGTGCCGGATGCGGTGAATCCGCAGTTGCTACCAGACTGAAACAGCGTGTCCGTGTCCATGATGTTGATGGTTTCGGAGGATTTCACCCCTACCATCACGTTGCTCGCCTGCTTAATCAGGTCGATGGTCTTAGCACCAAGTACAGAAGAAGTAACGAGGTTTTGCGCGTTCTGCTTCGTATAGTTGGCCAGTGCGTCTACATTAAATGCCATTGTTTGAAATTTTGATTTTTAGTAATTGGATTTTGAAAAACGGGGTTTATTGTCCGATCCGCTGAAGGAAGCGACTAACCTTGTCATCCTTCGATACGTGGCGCGGTTCGGGTTTGATGGGATCGGCAGAAGGTGCGGCGAAGAACTCTACCAGCACATCGCGTAGTGAGGTCATTTTGTCCTCGCTGGCTTTGATGGCAATGGCGAACTCCTCTTTTTGCATATTGAAACGTGCTTCGTAGTCCGCTTTCATCTGCTCGATTTGTGCGGCCATGTCCTCCATCTTTTTCTTCATAGCAGCGGTTTCCACCTCTGTCTCGATTTCTGGAGTCTCAATTTCGGTGATCAGACCAGCCTCGTCGGTAGTGATAACAATACCATCTGCTAGGATGTGATCACCTGCGGGAGGTGCTACCGGGCCCTCTGGTCCTTCGATGGTAACTTTACCGCCGGGTGCGAGGTTGTCAATCATAACCTTATTGCCATCGGCCAGTTGGTACTCTTTAAATTGCTCTACGGGCGGAACGGAAGGCACCTCTGGTGCGTTCTGATCGGCGAATAGTGCCTTGATTTTTGATAATGCTTCCTGTGGTGTCATAAAAATGAATATGCCCCTAATTAGAGGCATATTACATAGTTGACCATTTGATGCCCGTGGTGAGCTTCTATTGCGCTCTCACAGCGTTCAGAATGTCGATGATCTCCCGCATTTTCTCGATCGCATCCTCCTCATCGTTCTCCCGGATGTAATTAAACACCCCCTCCACGCTGAACCCCTTAACCTTGCCATCTTTGACCATCTGCCATACCTCGTCATTCTCAACTTTGAACGAACCGAACCAGGAGCCATCCGGCACATCCTCAAACCCTTTCATGGGTAGGATGCCCCGCTTTTCGTCCGTTATGAATGATTCAAACATGGTCAGTCCGCTAAGTTGCTGGCCATCATCATGCATGAGGTTCACGTTATTCTGGTAGGCTTTCCGGAAGAACTTCTGCGCTATCTTTTTGATGGTGTCAGCGGAAAAATACACATAATACTCCCCGAAACTGTCCATGCGGAAAATAGGCTTATTGGCCAGCATCAGCGGACCGGAGATGATGCGCTCCTCCTCGTCCTGAATAGCAAAGTTTTTCCGTTCTGCTGCCCGTATTTTGCTTTCCGCCCATGACAAAGCCGAAGCTCCGCCCCATGCGTCGTACATCAGCTGCCCACATCCGTCTCCGTACCCCTTCGATGTTTCCGCTGCTGGTTTGTGCCTAGATAGGAAACTATACATCCGCTTTACGGTGTCCAGCGAAATCGGTTCACCTTTCGCCAGTTGGTTAGCGCGTTGCTTCCCTACTGGTGTACCGCACGATCCCCAGCCGTTTTCATCCGCCCATTTCAGCGCGGCCTTGGCGTTATTTTTCACCGCATCCGGATAGTCGCTGTAGGATTCAGCAAATTTCTGCTCCCACTTGCTTTGGCAGATGGCATATGCCTGATCCTGCTCCTTCCCCTCATCGCCCACCATCACGCCCATGCACCGCTCCAGCCATTCGTCTTTGCTCTCCGATTCACCCGGAGCAAGGAAGTCGTCTGCGCTGAACGCCAGAAACTGCTTTTCGATGGCTGGCCTGTCCACCAATGCCACAAAATTCACTTCTTTGTCGCTGTCCTCGTCCTCTATAATGTCGAGCCGGTACACCGGCAGATTGTCTATGGTCATAATCTTAAATAGTTTTTTAGCCGAAAGTTGCCGCCCTGTTTATCCTGCGGATGCGCTCCTGTGAATTGCTGACATCAGACTCCACTACATAAGCGCGGGCGGGTTGGTTGGTTATGGTGCTGAATGCCGCCGTATCGAGCGTAGTCTGTATAGGTGATGGCGCAGTCGGTGCGATAGGTGCCGATGGGTTGACCGGTGCCGATGGGTTGCCACCTGCCGCTCCACCTCCGCCCCTTGTCGTGGCGATGATAGATTTTGCCCGCGATGCCGCACCCAATACAGCCGCTATTTGTGTAGCGTAGAAAATTGGGAAAGCAAATGCAGCACCCGGCCCGGTGGCCTTTGCTGATTTCTGTGCAATGTCCAGACCGTTAATGAAACCAACGCCCGTACCGATGGCAATCTCTGCCAGTGCTGCCACCTTTGCCGCTGCCGTTCCCTGCTCAAACAGTCCCGCAAGTTGGCCGAAAATAGAACCTACCGCCGCTGCAAATTCAAGTTTAGCCTGTAATTCCGCATCTTGATAGGCAATTCGCTGGTCGGTCAGTGCCTTTACTTTGTCGTTGTAGTCTTTTTCGCTTATCAGCCTATTTTCAAATGCTTCATCCAGTGCCACCTGCTCTGCGTCCAGTGATGCCAGCCGCTCCTCGTACGCCACCCCTTCCGCTGTGCGGAGTCGTTGCAATCCCTCTAGTTCCTTTGTAAAACGTGCCACCGCCAGCTGATCGTCTGTCTGTGCAAGCTGGATGGCAATCTCATTCTTTTTGTTCTGGTATTCAATTTCCGCATCGATCCGGGCAGTTGTGCCGGCGGTGGTGTTGTCGATTACATTCTGAAGCCGTTGCAGTTCCAGCTCATTCTCCTGCTCTAAAATTGTGCGCTTTGCTTCAAGCTTCGCCACCTCATCCTTTATCGTGTCGGCTGCTGCTTTCTGCTGGTCCAGTAGCCGCTTATTTTCAGCCTCCGCCACCTTGCGGACATTTTCCCTCTCTTCGTTCAGTAGTGCTGTGCGGTTCACCAGCTGCTCCGATGCAAAGGCCGTGTATTTTTCTTCGATGTCTGCCCGCTCACCGGCCAACTTTATCAGCTCCGCCTGATTCTGTATGTTGATGCCGTTGGATGCTATCTCTCTATTGATGGCCTGCTCTCGTATGGCCAGTAGTGCAAATTCTTGCTCTTGGCCTTTTTTCAGAACTTCAGCCAGTTGCTCGTTTGCTTTTATTCGCTCCTGTAAAGATGCATTTTCATCATCCCGCTTTTGGCGTAGTTTTTCCGCCTCATTTTCAGTCAGCTTTATAGCCTTAGTTAAACTTGCTTCTGCAATAATAGCGTTATTCGTTGCCTCTGTCAGTGCCTTCGCCTGATCAACTTTTGACTTAACATATTTCGCCGTAGCATCGGCCGCCTCGCTGATGGCCTTTGATGCTCTGTCTACCGTTCCATCTACACCGGTGAAAACATCAACTACCTCCTTTCCGAAACTTTTTGCATCTTTTATAGCCTCGTCGAAGTTGCCTTTAAAAACATTTTTGATAATCGAGCCTAACAATCCGTAGGCATCGATCAGCGAGCGAACCCTCTCTAAAAAGTTTTCTTTTATCGCTGTGGCGAAATCCTCCAGTAACTGCTTAGGGTTCTCAAAAATGGACTTAAAAAAGTCGATGACCGGCTGCGTGTTGTCTATTAGAAACGCAACCAGGTCGGAGAATACAGAGGTGAGAAAATTTACCGATGTGCTAAGGAAATCGGCTACCTTCTGATTTTTACCAAGGACCTGCTGGAAGAACTCAAAGCCCTTGTTGACCAGTGCGATGATGCCAAGCGATTTCAACGCATTCCCGATGCTGCTGAATGCGCTGCCTGCTTTCTTTGCGTTGGTTTCGGCCTGCTTTGCCGACTTGGCAATTTTGTCTACCCCATCCGTGGCTTTCTTTGCCTGTTCTTCCGTATTGCCCGTATCAACGCCTATCTTGACTTTTATATTTACGTTCTGATCTGCCATGCCTTTAAGTAGCGTTTATTGGTACGTTAATTCAATCACCCGCAGGAACTCAACCCTTGTCGTGTCCTCGGTGTTAAAGTCGATAATTTTGTTCAGCCTCCAAAGTGCGCCATCGATGAAAATTAGCCGGGAGAAATTCAGATTCGCAATATCCAGCTCGTTCAACTTGACGAATGCCGTGAGTAGTTTTGAATCTTTGTCGGTAATCTCTGCGACATAATCGAACCAGAACCCGCTAAATAGATTGGTGTCTGGATATTCCTCACCAGATGGCAGGCTGAAATACAACTCCCTCGGTGCGCCAAAATTTATATCATTCTCCGGTGTTTTTGGATCGTCAAGGTTACCGGCATAGCCGTACTCGGTGTATGTAGCTTTGACCGTTGCACCATCGAGAATCTGCCATGATGGAGTGGTCTTTTTCTTCGCTTGCATGATACGGATATTATGATCCGTTGCATCCTCTACCTGCGATGGCCCGACATTGCTTAGCTTGTAAATAGTCGGATAAACTTTGTCCTCACCCGCATAGCCGACGAGCGGAGTAGCGGAGAAAATAAGCTGGGCTGTGTCCTTGTTCCCGCCGAAACTGAACCCGGTGTCTACAATTCTATCCCCATATCCGAGATCATACTTTTTCTGATACTGCTCGTTGTAGTAGTCATTATCCGGCCGATACTTGTACTCAAAGAACCGCGCGTTCAGTTCCGACATCGGGCGGATAACCATAGGCTTTGCCCGGTCTATTTTTGCTGTCCAGTCAAGGAAAGCAGACTGCCCCGGCTCGATGATCAGATAGGTACCTAACTCCACCTCCAGCAGATCGCCGAAATCGTTAATGGCAAATAGCGTGTCCTCGCCTCGCTCGTAGAAGAATGTACCCGGTGAAATAATGAGATGCTTTTCCCGGTTTGCGTCCTCCGTTATGTAGAGGTTAAACATCTTCACAATGGAGGTGATGAAATCCTTCTGGAAAATACCCTTCGGGATGTGTTCGTTCATCCTGATCGTTTCACCATAATTCACCGGGATAAGCTGCTCCGGGTTTTGGCTCTGTACGTTCAGCACGCCGCCTGACATGTTGAACTCACCGTTTATCACGATGCGCAGGTATAGCGTATCATTCTGGTTGAAGGTTACATTCGATGCCGTTATCACCCCGCTGAAATTCTGCGGTGTGGCATCGATTACAAAAGTATTCAGGCCGATTAATACCGCATTCCGGTATAACTGCACCTGCACGCTGTTGAGTGATGGGTTTATCGCTGTGACCGTGCCACCGAAACTGATTGTAATATCAGAGGTTACGCTGGCAGGGTTGTTATACGTGAAGTCTTTATTTGTGGAAGAATACACGAAATCGCCCGCCGTGTTCGTAGTGAATGCGATGTTTGAGCTACTGGTGTAACTTGCTACGTTAATCGATGCACCTAATATCAATTCGCTCCGCTGCTGCATCACCTTCGTGTTCTGCGGAATAATCAGTCGCTTAATTAGGTTGGTGTCCAGAAAACTGCTCTCATAGGTGTAGCCCGAGCCGGTTATAATCTTGTCGATGATCTCCCGGACATAGTAGGCAGGGCGCAAGGCTTTGTACTGCCAGTCGTGCTTATTGGTAGATACCTTTCCGTAATCGATCAGCGGGTAATAGTAGCCCGATGCGTTGATGCTCTGCCATGATGCGCTGATGTTTTCGACTGTCCATGCATGGTCATATCCGCTGAAATCGAGGTTTTCAAGCTTCAGGTTGGCGATGGCATTTGAAAACCCACCCAACTCACCGAACACCGCACATTCATACTCCAGTGTTCCACGGTCCACGTTAATTTGCAGGAGCCGGAGAACACCCTTAAATATCTGAATGTTGTCTACCAATATCACGCAGTTCGCCACAACTGCCGGGTTGAAATTCGTTCCGACATTCGGCAAGGCATTGTCATACGGATTGGAGCTGGTGAACTCAAAAACATGGCCGAACAACTTATTGTTGGTAGAGCTGCCCGGTATTGTGATCGTTTTTGAAAATGAGGTATTCCGGCTGGCGAACTCCTTCACGTCATCGATGGCATACGTAAACTCAGCCGCCACATCATCGTATAAATCCACCGCGTTGTTCTCCAGATATATTCGGGTTCGGATCATCTATATTGTGAATTTACGGTACTGATGTCGATGTTGATGGTCAGGTTGAACAGCTTGTCATTGATGCGCTTCTTCTCCTGCCATTGGGAATCGGTGATGGTCACCGGATAGTAATACCCATCCCTTTCATAGTACACCTCCGGAGATGCCAGCAGTTCCCGCAACCAGTTGTAATCCGTTTCATTCACATAGTCGCTGGTGAGTGTGTACTTCACCATCTGCTTCGTGCTAAACTGAATATCCCCACCACGCACTTTCTTGAACGCGTCCGATCTGGTCATGTCGTTACCCGACAATGCCCAGCCTATCTGCTCGTATTGTTTGCGCTCGAATTGTCTGGACTGCCGATTGACAAGCCGGAACTGGAACGTATCAAAGCCGCCCAACTCATTCAAAAAATGCAGGCTGTACGGTGTGTACTGCGTGCATGCCCGTGTAACCCGGATGGTGTCCGAGGATATGGTAAGCGTGTAGGATTGTGTTGCAGGTGTTATGAACGTAGTGCCGAGGTACTGATTCACCGCCGCAGGACTTACGTCGAACATTTGCAAGCCGAACAGCAGCACGCCCGCGCCTGTCATGGTGCTGGTGCCATTATTAACAGATACGGCCAGCGATGCATCGCCTACCGTGGTGGGTGCATAGCTGATAAATACCCGCTCATCGCCGTAAACCGTTAAAGCATTGCGGTCACGATTCGTTAACCAGTCATCCAGTTTGTTGACATAATAATCACCCGCCCAATTTCGAAAGGCTGGAGGTGCAAAATTCCACGCGGTAGAGATGAACTGGTTCAGATTCGTCGTGATCGTTCCGTTTAGGTCCTCACCAATCTGCACCGTATAGGTCACGATGTTCCCGTTATCGTTATAGTTGAATAGCTGCCTTGTAGTGGTTGGCTTGAAATAGGATGACCAGTAGTTCCGGATGATGTTGCCGATGTTTACAATGCCCTTATCTGTCAGTGGATCGGGGAACACCCGAAGCCGTGCCACCAACACCGAATTTATACGAATGTCGAACACGTATTTCATATTCGTAGTAGTAGCGTTGGTGCTGGTTGCCACCACCCACATATCGTCATGAAAGGATCCGAAACTTTCCGGGATGGAATTTATTGTGATTGCCATACTACTTGTTAGATAGCGAATTTAACCGCCTTATGCCTATGCTCACATCAGCACCCACAACATCGGCCACCGCCCTGAAAAATGAATCGTTGAACGTCTGCTCTACTGCCTTGTCAAAGAATCCCGACCGGGCCAGCCCCTTCTTTCGGATGTTCGTACCAATGGCATAGGCGATGCCCTTTACCTTCTCCGCTTCTGTGAGTGCTTTGCGTTTGCGTTGTATGGCCGTGCTGCCCTGCTGGATGCCTCCCCTGCTCCTGCGGAAGTTCACCGGCTTTGTGGCCGTTATTACCTGCCGATTGTTAGCAATCCATTCTTCCAATGCCCTGCGCATGGATGGCCCCGGCCGGATGCCTTTGTTTGCCTTGAATGAATAGGGTGAGCCGGGAGCCAGTCGTTTCTCCGTGATCCCCTTTACGCCCTTGTTGACGAAATCGGCATAATCATTTGCCGGGTTGGCCTTGTCATAACCAACGCCGATCTCTACCGAATTGCCGCTCACCGTTACCGGCGTGGCTTTTATCGAGTCCTCCAGATTCCCCGTGCTTATCTTCGTGCGCCCTCTGCGGTCTGGTGTTTTCAGATTCCTTCGGGCATTCTCCACGAAAACCGCAGCCGCTTCGATCAGCAACCGTTGAACCAATGGCAACTCCCCAAGGTCGCGCGTCAAATCGCTGCTGCCGAGGTCATCCAGAAAACCCTCGTCCAGTAGTTCCTGCTGTACTTTTGATATGCTCATCCCTGCCGTTTTAATTGTTCCCTTACCTGCCGCTCATGCTCGCCCTTCGCCTTTAAATAGGCTAATGCGTTCAAAAATGCCACCGTAGGCATCACATACGCCCGGTCAAGTTCAATCCGCTGGTGTTCAGCGACAATCGTGGCCTGATAAATCCATCCATACTGTGCCATAAAGCCGCTCGGACCGTTTCGATCTGATCTTCCGTCATCCCCTTCGCCATCATCGCCTGCGCCAAACAATCCGCTGAACTCCTGATCCAACCGATTAACCGCAGATAAAAAAAAGTTACCGAACCCAGCACCTCCACGACCGGGGCTGATTGCAAGTCATTTGCATAGCGGGAATGATCAGCCGGGTTAAATTCCATCGCCTTCGGCCCCGTGATGGTGCGCTTCATAGGGATGGACATAGACGCTGCGATCTTATGAAGGTTTCCGGTAAAGTCCTGTGCGAAATGCTTTGCCTCGATGTACCTGCCGATGGGCATCTGGTCAACATCGTACCGGAACTGGTAGTGGTTGCCGTTGGCTTTAATCTTCGTTACCCTGCGTTGTGGCATCTCTGCCCCGATGAACTCTATGGACTTCGCCAACTTCTGGAGATGGTCATAGGTTAATTTACGTATCTGTGCCTCGGTTTTCCCCGTTAGGATGCTGGCGGTCTTAATAGACTTTTCTGCATCGCTGTCATCCGACCTGCTGACATCCATCAACTGCTGCCACTGAAATACCGTTACATCATGCCATGTCATAGTTACGAAAAAGAATAGCGGCCAGCGGACTGACCGTAGTTAGTAAAATGGTTATAGGCCAGTGCCAAAGCCATCACGCAATCATCATGAAAACCCTGCGGTGCGGCGTACTTCACACCGTACTGGCCGAACTGGTATTCGATGGTTTCCAGTTCTCTGGTGATCGGCCCCTCCGGGAAAGTTATTTTGCGCTGCTGCACTGCCGACACAAGCCCTAACATTATCTGCTGCTTTGATGTGTTGCTGAATTTGAACCCGGTCGCATCCAGCCCATCGTTCATTAGGTCCTCCACGATCGGATCGCCCACACCGGACGAGTCGACGAGCATAGGTGCGCGTGGTAGCCGTTTGATATCTGTCCGCGTCTGCCGCCAGTCCTTCTGGAAGCGGTCAAAGTAGCACACCGACCCCGTGCTGTCCAGTCCGATGATTACCGTAAAGTCTACAGACTTCGCCAAATCAATGCCATAAACCGCTGGCGGAGTCTGGCTGATCGGGTAGGTGCATTGTTGGATAAACGCAAGGCCAAACGGATTAGCCGCATTCTCCGCCGGATCAGCCATGTACTCCTGATTGAATACTGCTTCCGGTAGTTGCCTGCGCGCATCGTCGATTTCATACGCGTCGATGTATGGGTTATCATATGTGCTGAATTTGAAAGACTGCCAGTCCGGCTCCCCGTTCAGCCCTTTGTTGTACAGACTGAAAAAATAGTTCTTTCCCCGAGGTGTCGATAGGAACAATGCCCTACCCTTGTAGTCTGTTAAGGTGGGCCGGATGGAATTGAGCCAGCCGGTTTCCAGATCAGGAATGAAACTTGCCTCGTCAATTACGACAAGGTGGAATTTTCGCCCGCGCAGGTTGTCCAGCCGTTCACCGGTGAAAAATTGCACCGATCCGCCATTCACGAATTGAATGGTCAGTTCCGATCTATTCGCCGGGAATGGTACCGCTTTCGCCAACTTGTCGAAAAATGCCTTTGCAAGGTTGTAGGTAGGGGTGATGTAGGCAACCTGCTTGCCATGCACCCCGTTTATCACGATTTCCGTGATGGCAAGTTCTGACTTACCGAACCGCCGCCCACACATGACCACGCGAAAACGGGCTTTGCTTTCATAGACCGACTCCTGGTTCTGGTGAAGTTCTGGTATCTCGATGCGCATTAAAGCAAGGTTTTGCCCTTTGTCATGACGATTTCCACCGTGCCATCGTGTTTAACTTCCTGCTTCTCTGTAAGGCCATTAAGTCGCTGGGTAATGGATGGATTGAAGATGCCAGCCATGCCGCCATCAATTTGATGATTTCTAATTTTTTGCCGTATTACGCGACAGATAGCGACGAAATCGCTGTATCTGTTGTCTTTATTTGAAAAATAATGAGATAAGTCTGAAATAATGCCCTGATCGTATAACCAGCATTCAAAACCCTCCATTGTCAATGGCCGCTCCCTTTCCCTGTATACTTCCGTTCCATCCTTACCCACAAAGTCATGCACCTTTATAGGATTACTTTTTACCCACTCACAATACTTGTCGAAGTGTTCCCCCATTATTTCGGGAGATTCTATCTTTTTCGGTACTCCCCGTTTCATATCAAACTTTTATAGGCTTCCGCCCGTTTTTTGTTAATGTCCCGAATGTCGAACTGCTCACGGCATTCCTTGCCCAGTTGCTCGCCTACCCATTGCCGATAGTTCGGACTATCGACCATCTCTCTCATGTAAATAGACCATTCGGAAGAATTTACAGCGGTCAGTATGTACTCACTGCCTTGGTACGGTGCCACATCGGAAGCGATCAACGGTATCCGCTTTGCTGCTGCCTCCAGTGCTTTTAGGTTCGATTTCATCCGATTGAACTTGCTATCCACCAGCGGAGCCAGTGCCACATCCGCATCATTGTACAGGTTCATGTACTGGCTAACCGGAAGCCCTTTCTGGATGCCAAAGTTACCGGAATACCCACCTTTCAGATACACCGCCATCCGGTGCCATACCTCATGATCCTGAAAACCGCACAGCGTTATACTGGCCTCATCCCGGAACAGGGAATTACTTTGTACCTTCTTCATCGCCCCCGCTATGGCCTTAATGTCGTTCAGATGGGTATTGCCACCCACATAAACGAACCTTGTCCGATCTGTCTGGTCGCTTCGGATATCCGTAAACTGGTCATCATCGAAGGGTAACCCATTCGGCAGTATGTGAACATCCTCAACGCCCAATTCCTCCCGGATCGCATCGGCCAGCAGTCCATTGGTACAGGTGACGAGGTCGGCCGCTTGCAAATGGTCGATGACCTTCTCGGATGGGTACACTGAAAAAAGTATATGCCAAGGATCCAAATGCCAGTAATCATCCGCATCCACCACCAACCGAAAGCCGTACCGCTGGCGTAGTTCCAGCACCTGCTCCAGTTCGTATCCTTCCGCGTACCGGTTCATAACCACGATGTCGAACTGATGCCCTTTGAATGCCTCATCATTCAGCTGATCGGTCAATCGGACATGGCCATCGATCAGCCCCTCCTTCTTCATGTAGTGCAGCGGTAACATAATCCGATGGTAACCTACCGCGCTGTTCTGCCTGGTTACCCCCAGCACATTCATATCACGCCCTCCCGGACCAAGCGCACAATCATTGATACATTGGATGGCTCATTCATCCTGTTCCGGAGCCTTGTTTTCTGATTGTGTACTGCAGTAAGCCCGACTCCCAACTCCATCGCTGTCTGCTTATCGGTTTGCCCTTTCGCATAAGAACGAAGGATCTGGAGGCACCGAGCAGTAATCTGGTACTGCTTAATGATCTGCTCCCTCCGGCTTATGCCCTTTGTTTCGGTGAAATCAATGTGAACCATTAGGATTTTCTTTTTCGTTTCGGTTGTGTGGTTGTGGTTTCAGAGGCAACGGGTACGGCTTTGTTGGCTTGATATTCTTCGTATAGCGTTATGAGACGTTTTAACATATCAAAAACGCACGCAGAGCACCAAGGTGTCACTACGTACTTATCATCTAGGTAAGCCCGATAAATCGCCTCATATTGCGTTAAAACGGGCATCGGTAAATTCTTAACGAATCCGAGCTTAACCGTTTCAAAGTTTATAGCGTTAGCTTTCAAAAATTCGTAGTGTTCGGTTGTCATATTTTTATCAGTGTGTTATACAATTTCTGTGCCGCTGGCTTTACAAATGCACCCAATGCTCCCGCACCAAACATTGCCACCATCACCTCCGTGCAGACTTCCGGCAGGAAGAACAACGCCAGCGCAGTCCATGCCGATAAACAAGGGATACAGTTAAACGGCTTACGATAGAGCAAGGTGCCGGGTGATGGCCACCGCAGCACCTCGATGATGAAAAATGCGAAGGATATGGAGGCAATCAGAATCAAAACCTGTTTTTTAGCGTTGGGTTGCTTAGTCTGTTTTTCATCGGGGTACCTACTGGCTTCCATTTCTTCGGCTTGCAATTCATCACCCCTATGGTAGTCGGCAGTTTAGGTGTATAGCATCCGGTCAGCAGGAGCAGGAAAATGATGGTTAGGATTCTCATAAATGGCATTCTTTATGACTGCACGCGGGAGGATTACCAACTAACCATTTTACAAAATTATCCCTCTGACAAAATACAGATTCGAGTTTCCTATTCAACCAGCTGTTTTCCCACCAGGTCGGAGCCGTAAAATAGATTCTATGTTTGTACCAAGGATCCCCGGCATAGCTAACGGACACAATCAGTAGGAGCGCAACGGACAGGATTAATTTTTTCATGCTTTATTTGATTTTTGAGATTTTAAGATCATCGACCGCCACAATGTTCACATCGCCGTAAACTCGCCCGGCAATCCGCTCACGGATGATTGCCGATATGTCCGCCAGCACATCCGCCACCTGTTCAGGTGTTTTGTCGTTCTGGATGTCTATCGAGACTTCCATCGTGCATATCGCATCATGCCCCATTAACCTTCCCTGTGTTTTTTGCATGGCTTTACGAACTTTTATTTTCGCCTTCGTTATCGTCTTGAACAGTGAACGGTATGGAATCCGTGTGTCCTTCGATAACTTGGCTATGTTCTTATCCTCAGCGTAAAGTTTCAACAGCTCACGATCATACCACGGCAGTGATTCCACCGCTGCTATGACATTTGTTTCGCTCACTTCGCTGCTTTCAAAGTTAGTCAATAATTCCACACCAGCGGAATGATTAGATGACAATTCTAAAAAAGTCTGTCGGAATTTTTTAAAGAATGTCGATCGGTCACTCTTGACCATGTTGAGCATGGTCCGAACCAGAAAAAACTTAACCCATCCCTCCGCGTGCATCTTCAGCAATCTCTCCTCCTCCAGTTCACAGATCACCAGAAACATCTCTTGCCGTAGGTCCTCATGCAGCTCCGCCGGTTGCATCTTACCAATCGCCTGCCGGATGTCGGCATCCTCCCAAAGTTGAACGATGATTTCAGTTCTGGTCATCCTGTTCAAAAATAGCACATTGCAAATAAACTGACCATTCGCCATCGTGGTCGGCCCGCATTTTCCTTGCCTGCTCCTCGGCATACTTCCGAGCCTCATCTATCTGCATCGGTTCGCTCCGGTCGATGACCTTAACCTTTAGTTGCGTGATCGCTTGAAATTTCGTTTTTGTTTGTCTGATCATTTTGTGTTTTTTTATCATGTCATCATGAAATCATGAAAATTCGGAATTTTCTTTTCCTTCATATATACACCCTATTTTCCTATATATTTATTACTTTTTTCTATTTTATATTTCTTTTATTATTTTTCATGATTTCATGATAAAGAAAGAAGAAAAAGAAATAAAAGTATTGAGAATCAATTAGTTATGGTTGTCATGAACTTTTTAATTTTGATGATACATTCATGATGTTACCATAAACTTCATGTTACATATTAGAATAAGTCCCCATCTGATTCAATCGGCTTCCACCCACTTTCATGATGACGTTCATGCTTTTCATGATGCTTCATGATACCATTCTTGTTTTCATGATGACATATTTTGACCGAAAAATACCTGCCACTCCTGCTCTGGTTCTTAGTGTAGTCGTACCCTTTAGCCCCCAAATAGAACTGAATTGACCTTCCGACGTGCTTATCATTCAGCTTCAATTTGTAAAAATTCGTGCAGTATTTATACACCTGCTGGGTGAAAATTCGCAGCATTTCACCATCCCATTCAAAGCATTTCCCGAGAGAATTTAAGCTATCCGGGAGCCCGTCGTATGGCTTAATTCCTGCATCGAATTCATGCATTACCCGGCTATTTTTAGCCGTTTCAATGGCCAGCTCCAGCATCTCCAGCAGTCCCTCCGGCACCTTCGATTGAATTAATCGCTTGTTTTTATTCGCCTCAATCTGTGCATTCTGGTAGTTATACACCCCATGCCGCAGGTATTCTTGCAGGCATTCGATCGCATAATTTATGGCAGCGTTTCGCTCAATCTGCGACCAGTTTTCACCGAAAAACTCCTGTCCCGGAAAGGCATCTTGAAAGCGAAAACCGGATGAAAATACTTTTTTGATTGGTAGCACTATAAATCTATCCTTGTCTGAATCACTCTCCAGCGTGGGCAAAAAGTTAGTTGTAATGAGTATTTTAGGGGATTTTGAGAATGGAATGGAATAGGACTTTTTTCCCTTCAATTCCACGAGAAAATCATCTGTTATGTAGTTATAGAATTGCTGCATCATCACGATGTTGCCCGGATCATTCAGATAAAACACCTGTGTCCATGGGCTTATCCGTTGCATCTTAAACTGGGAATCGCTTTTATAGTTCCTGCCATCCTGTTCCACCGTTGATCTGATCCACTTAATGAACTGCGCCAGCAGGCCTTTACCGCTTCGCCCTCTCGCTTCGTCCTGATCCTCCACATCCTCTATGATCATAACCGCTTTTGCGTAGGATTTGCGCTTGTAGGTGTGCAGCAGGTACCCGAACACAGAGCGGATGAATCGCTGGTGTCCTTCGTCTATAGTGATCATGCCGATGAACTCGGTGAACTTACCATCATGCCCGGTTGGCGTGTAGTCAATGTCCTTAATGTCGCGCGAGAAAACAAACTCCTCCAACTCCCCGTACCGGTGCAATCGGGTATCTTTTTTGCTTACCTCCAGAATGCCATTGTTGAACGGGATATAGGCCACCTCTGCCCTATCCCGGAGAATTTGCCCATTGAATAGCGGGAGGATGGTCATGTACTGCATAATGCGCGGCATGAAGGTGATCAGCACCCGTTGGGCTTCTGCTTCCGTATAGGTGCGTGTAACCTCCTCCATGTATGCCTTGTGTAGGTCTGTTTCATCCACATCATAGATGATGTGATTCACCACCCTGACCAGTCGCATCGGCGAGTCCTCGTCACTACTCATTTTCATCCACATGAACCCGGAATCTATTGCCCAGTCCTGTATGCCTTTGATCTCGACCGAATACCTAACCGAATTTTTTAAGGCTATGGTATATACCATCGGCACCCGTTCCGGCAGTTCTATTTTCTCGCCGCCGCATATCTCAATCACCTTTGCATAGGTCGCATCCCAATCCCGCCGGCATAGGTAGTACACCACCATGTAGGGCGATAACCAGGAGGACAACCCCTCGCTGTTATTGATGGATGGCAGCAGTACGGACTGGTCATCTGTGTAAACAGACAACCGCTTCCGATCATAGTAGTACGATGCCGAGCGTGTTACCTTCTCATGCTCTGCTTTTCCCGGCCGGTACATTTCGATGAACTCACCCATCTCCCTGCTGTGCCGTGGCCTGTCCAGTGTCCGCTGGTTGTATGACCAACCCATTTGAACGAGGAGTTCCGGGATGAACATTGCCTCCACTTCCCTGTCAAATATCTCCATGACTGCCTTGTACTTGATGGGCGGATCAGGGTACTTTGAATTTTCGTAGCGAAGCAATCCGCCGGAGGAGGTGATGGTTCGCCCGCTGTATCGGTTAAACGTATAGCCCGCCTCTACCAGTTGCATCATCTCATCCAGCCCCAGCGTCTCCAGCTCCGCCAGTGACTTCTGAATGAAAGAATAACCCGGTGTGGGAGCGCAGTAGGTGATGCCGTTGAAGTTATCACCACGTAGCGCAATCGTTTCCTGTCCGGTGCTGTTGGCTGCGATGCTATGGATGTTGGCTTTGTCCTCGCATAAAAAATACACATGGTACCCGTTTGATCGGGTGCGTTCTACTGCCAGCTTTGCATTAATCGCCGGATCGATCATCTTCACCCATTCGGAGAATATCGGCCGCCCTTCGTTGTGTTTCTCATCGAAGTCAAGGCATTTCAGATGGGGATTCGCGGCGGACATAAATACACACAGCCCGTTATA